AAGCAAATGTAAAAGGAGTTCCAACAAATCTCATAGTAAATAAAGAAGTGTCTGACCAAATGTAAATTGCATTTCTACCAAGTTTAGCACCGATGATCCGTGATCCAGAGGCCAGTCTTTGTGTACCAGCACTGTTGGTTGCTGTAGGTCGATAGTCATTAATATTTTCTTGAGACGAGAATCTTATAAACATATCGTCCTGTGTAGTTTTATCTCCAATAGTTGTTTCAGTTCCAAAAAATACTAAGTGTCTATCGGGAGTTGATACTAACATGTCACGTGAAGCTGTTGGTGCACCGGATATAATTGTAGCTCTAGTTGCTGTTGCGTTAGTTAGATCAGCATTCCATTCAAAACATTCGCCATTAAAAATTAAAGCAATTAATGTACTACCTAAATTGTCCAAGGACCATAGACCGGGTTCTGCAACTTTATCCGTAGTCGATGCTGCTTGACCCCAAGCAGAAAAAGCACTGTGATTAGTAACAGTTGCACCGGTGCTGTGGCCAGCGTTAGTTGTTCCTCGAACATTTCTAGTAATTCCTGTAAAACTTGTAGATGTAATTCCTGTGTAAGATATTTCTTCTGTACCTACTTGTATAAAATTTGTACCAACACTTGGAAATCCAGTTGTACTAGCTACATTAATTGTAGTTCCTGTTCCACCTGTCCCTGCTGAGTTAGCAGAAAGTGAACCATTCAACGTAGTTGTTTGTGGATTAGTTACCGAACCACCCCATTGAGATATACCATAACCAAAAACTCCAACCTGTTCAGCTGGACCAACATGGTAGTATTGAAAAAAAGTAATACCTCCAGAATTTGTAGCACCTGCCCCACCTTCATTGCTAGGCATTGTAATAGTAATAACAGTAGTGCTAGGAGCACTTGTTACCATAAATTTTTTATCAGCAAAATCCGCTGCTACAAAATTAGAACCTGTAATAGCAGTAAACGTAGTTGCATTATCAAATAAAATAATATCGCCTGTTTGAAAATTAACTGGGTTTGCAAATGTAATAGTAACCGTTGGTGATCCGTTAGTTGTGCTAAAAGCATTGGTAATAGCTGTACCTGTTGTATTAACTAAAGGATGTATATCGTAGTACACCCCTCCTGAGTATGCGTATAGAATCCTGTTAGTTCCAATAAGAGAATATTTAATACCTTCTTTATTAACCATGTGATGTAACCCTCGAGCTGCACCCGTTAATTTATTTTCACCTAACTGTGACCAACCACCTATCTTTTCCGGTGTACCATACCTAAAACGTACATTAGTGCCACCGGTCCATTGAGACTCGGCTCCTGTAGACGTAACTTGTTTATTGAATCCTGGTAAAAAACCTAGTTTTTGTAACATATAAAATCCTGTTTATTAGGTAGTATATTAGATTGTAATGTAATTCAATAGATTTAAAGTAAGAGGAGACTGTGGTGAAACCCCTCTTACAAGCTTATAGTATAAACTATTTTTTAGGTACTTTAAAGCCTTTAAACCAACCAGGTAAACCAATAAAAGGTCTTGTATCAAACTGATTATTTTTAGCTGTTTTAGAACTTGTTTTATTATAATGTAAAAACACTTGTCCACAATTTTTACCTTTAAACTCATCACGCCAATGTTCTAATTCACAACCAGAATAAATTAACATATCTCCTGGATCTAAATTAATTTCTATTCCAGCCCGACCTTTTTTACCTGTTGGATCTAAATATATAGGCCACGATTCACCACCTAAATTTAATGTAGTAGATACTTCACATGAATATCGATCTTTATGTCTAGTTAAAACATCTCCTTTTTTATAAATTCTTGCATAAGAATATGTTTCACTAAGTTTTAAACCTGTGTGTTTTTCCATAAAAGGCTTAACTTCTTGTAATAAAGTTTCCATAACTATATCACTATAATGTGAATAAGTGTTTGGGATTTGTGAATCATTCCATATTCCATGCTCTGTGTTAAACGGAGATAAATACTTTTGATCAAATAAAAATTTTGCTACTTTTCTTTTATTTAAAAAATATTTATAAACAAAAGTTGCTAATTCAATTGATATAGCTTTTTTTAATACTGTGTACTTATTTTTCTTAAACGACATTAACACTCCTTTTTATGTTTTTATTATTGAAATGGATAACCTATATTCCATATGACCAAACTATTTCTTTCTCCACTTTTTACAGGACATACTCTATGCCATACAAAACTTGGAAATACAATTAAAGACCCTTTAGGTAAAATTTCATTGCATTTACGTATATTACGTTTTTTTTCTGGATTCATATTTCTAAGATCAAATTCTAATTCTCCACCCGTGTAATCTTTTTTATTAGATAAAGTAACAGTTACGGATAATTTTCTAATTTTTCCATTCATAGGGTCTTGTTTATTTAATGTTTGATAAGGCTTATCTGTATTGTCACAATGCCAACCATAGTATTGGCCCTTTTTATATTTTGTAAATTGACACGCTTCTGAATAATCCCAATTAAAATTCCAACCTGCGGATCTATTAGCTTGATGAATATAAGGTTGAATTTCATTATAGATCCATCTATCACTCATCCAAACAATATCAGAATTTCTTTTTTTCTTTAAATTTTGTATTTCTTTTTTATTTAATTTTTTTTTATCAAATAAACCAGTTCTTCCTATTTGATCTTGTAATTGTTTTCCATATTTAGAAATATCATCACAGATATGTTCTGGAATAGCTGATTTAAAATACCAATAATAATTTGTTAAATTCATATGTCTTTATAAAGACAATATAAATGATTTTAAAATAATTGTAAAGTATATTAATTAAGCAGATACCCAAGCTAGTGTTGATGAATCCCAATTAAAATGGTTAGCTGGATCTTCAAAATCTTTTGCCATCCATTTTTGACCTACTTCTTCCCAAATAATAATTTTATCTGTAATATCTGTTGGATATGTAACTGGTGCTTGCCAATCATCATTAGCATCTAATGTCCATGAATTGTAAGGTTGTGCTGAAATAAATTTATTTTTTGTTTCATCATATAACATACCGGTACCAGCGTATTGTTTTCTAAAATTTGAATTGTAAGAAGTTTGTTTCCATATCCCACCTAGAAGATTACTACACCATGTTTCACCATCAACATGCATGTCATTGTCTCCAAGGGTTCCACCGTTTGCTGCAATATCATTGCCTACAACGATTACTCTTAATACTATATTATTATTATCTAGTTCTGCGAAATATGCCATAATTTTAATTAAAAACTTAATGTCCCTGTAACTGTAAATGTTGCTGTTTGTGTATCACCTGGACTAGAAGATGATGTATTAGCTCCTGGTGAAAGAGAAACAAAAGGTGCTGCTGCGTTAGGATATTGTAAAATAACTACTCCTGAACCACCTGCTCCACCTACTACTGCAGTTTGACCAATAACCCCATTACCACCTTCACCTTTATTAGTTGTGCCGGCTGCACCGGCAACACCTGGACTACCTACTGAACCAGTATTTCCAGCATGACCACCACCACCGCCTCTTGCATAAGTTACTGAACTTCCTGTAATTGAATTTGCTAAACCAGAACCAGCTGCTCCACCACCTGAACCCGCTTGACCAGCACCAGCTGCTCCACCACCACCACCTGATTGTAATCCAGGATCAGTTCCAGCACCACCAGGATTACCTTGTGGTGGACTAACTGGGGGAGTGTTTCCTGAACCACCAGCTTTACTATCATTTGAATTACCACCAGAACCCGATCCACCATCTTTGTTTGAACCTGTTTCGTTTGCACCACCACCACCAGTAGATGTTATAGAACTAAATACTGAATCTACACCCTTAACACCAGCTGATCCACCAGCACCAACTGTAATAGTAAAATCGCCTGGATCTAGTGTAATTTTTGTTCCACCCGGAAAAGATGTTCTAGATCCACCTCCACCACCACCAGCACCACCATGATAACTAGCAGGAGCAGACGCATAATCTCCACCACCGCCACCAGCTATTACTAAATAATCAAATGCAATTGGATCAGATACAGCTACTCCACCAGAACCAAATCCTAAAACTTGATAACCAAAAGATTTACCTTTTCTGTGTTGTGTATTTTTTGTGTTTTTACTTGATGTAAGTTTATTTTTTAAATCTCTCATATCTAAATTCCTTATGCGTCATTAGCTGCATCAGTAGTAAAGAATATTTTGATACCTAGAAGTCTAGCTACTCCAGTAAAAGTATCTCCACCTGCGTTTGCATCTCTAAAAAATTGGAAGTAAGTTTGTTGATCTACTGCAGGAGAACCTGCAATTGTTACTGCACCACTTTCAACTGAAACCTGTTGATCTTCTACTGTTCCTATACCGGCATCTGTAACTGTTACTGCTGTACCAAAAGCAATATCAATAGTGTCACCGTCTCCAACTGATACACCTTGTAATCCCCAAAGACAGTTACCTGTATCTGTAGTACTTGGTGTCCAAAATGTTTGATAAGTAATTGTACCTTCATTCCATGATTTAGGAAAAGCTACTGAAAATTGTACGAAATCATCTGCTGCTGCTGCAAAATCAAATACTTTCATATCTGGTCTTAGTGCTGTTGTTTCAACTTGTGCTGCTTCTGCTGGATTAGTTGTTGTGGCATACATAGCTGAAGCTGGAACCCACATAGTTTCTTTTCCTGCAATTTTAATTGCAGCGGTTGCACTTTTAAGTATACCTGTTCCTTTGGGATTAATATTTATATCAACGTTTGTTTCACCTGTTGAAGATAAAGTTGGACCAGCACCTGAAGCGGCATTTGCTAAAGTAAATTCATTAACAGCTGAACCTGTAGCTGTAAGTAAAGCTAATTCGTTTCCGTTAGTGTCTAAAATTGAAGTTCCAATTTTAGGACTAGTTAAAGTTTTGTTTGTTAAAGTTTGTGTTCCTGTAAGAGTTACATCCCCAGTTGCCCCCACAGTCGCCTCATAAACTCCAGTGTTTGTTGCAACACCATCAAGATAAATAAGTTTGTATCCTTTGTCAGTAGCTGAAAAAGTAACTGTAGCTCCTGAACCAGATACTGCTTTTAATTGTACTGTGTATGCACCGGATGTAGTGTTTTTAATAATGTAAAAATTTTCTGTAAGTAATGGAAAAGTAACAACTCTTGCTCCAGATATTGTTCCTGTAAGTTCTATAACTCTTTGTTGAGCAGTACCGGTTAAAGCACCATCTGCTATTGTCAAAGCTGTCGGTGTTCCTGAATCAGTTACAGCTTGAGAATTATATCCACCTGTTAATTGTTCAATAAGATTTAAGTTAGCGTTAGTTTTATTTCCCCAAGTACCAGCATTTTCGCCGGTTGCCATTAGCTCTATACCAAGGTCTGTGAATGTTGATGCCATAATTTTGTACTCCTGATTGTTGTTATTTATATTGTTTATTTATTACTAAGTCAAACATTAGTTTGCTACTTTTCTTGTGTAACCGGTACTATCTTTAGGTACTTTCCTTGAGTAACCCGTGCTATC